GAACTACTCATGAGCCGCACGAATGGCCCTCGGACTAACACTAACCGTCGTGGTCAAGCATACAGTGGGCATGCCACACATGCACAGAATGCTGTGATTCAGGGCAACGATGCTGCATACTTCAAGACCAGTGGCTGAGGTGTTCGAAGTGTGTCCCCCTCTGAGGCTTATGAGTCATTGGAGGGGACACGAATACGACAAGGGAGGAGCAGCAGTCTTCGTGTACTTATGAGCACTTTGAGCAGTTGTTTGTGCGCCCGTTTGTGTTAGCGCGGGGCGCGGTGGCCCCCGTATATAAAAACGCTAAACTACCCTAATCTATAACGACCCCAAAGAGCGTTCGAAAAGCCTCGAACAATCAAAAATTTTTTTGGTGGCCATAAATAGTTTTTTAAGTCGATTGAAATGTTTTATAATAAACTCAACATTGAGGACTTTGAGAACTTACAGAATGAAATTGTTCCTTATGTTGTGAATTATGTAACTTCGGAAGTAAAAGAATCTGAACAGAAATTTTCTGAAAAAGTTTCTTTTAATTTTGTATCGGATGAAGATCTTAAAAAATTCAAAGAAGATATTCCTGAGTTATTCGAATGTATTCGGAGGGAACTCGGTAGTGAAATTATTTTCATGGCGTTTGTATACATAGACGGCATTGACAGTATTCCGATACATATTGATGGAGATAATTCGATTGAAAAAAGAATTAGATTGCATTGGCCAATATTGAATGAAAAGAGTGCAGCAACAATCTTTTATAAGAAAAATGATGAGAATCTAAAACCCACTTTTAACTCATATAAGTCTGGAGTAAATGGGTGGATTTTTAATTCGGAGGATTGTCATGAAGTTGATAGATATATCTTAGATACACCGACACTGAATAATGTCAAAGAGATTCATGGAGTTGAAATTTTAGATGATAAACTACCAAGAATTTTATTGACGATGAGACTTTCAAATGAAGAAGAAATTTATCAAAAATATTTTTAACTAAAATGGAAATCAACACACTATCTTCAATTGCAGGCTTACCATTTAATGATATGCTTGAAACCTTCTTTGATACCTATGAGGTTGATGAAGATATTGAATGTTATCAGTTTGTGGCGTCTCCGTATGGTCTTGAAACTGGAACAAGTTTTGATGATTTGAATAAAATAAACTTTCAAAGTAGAGTTGTAATTTTTAATGTTATTGATACATTTGTAGATGATACTGATAATGTTGCAGTAGATGAACTGATTAAATTTTGCGAAAATCATCCGGAGCAAAATTTTATTATCTCAACATGTCATTTGAATTTTCAGAAAGAGGTACAACTTCCAAATTTATATTTGGATTCTTATGTACCTACATGTCTCTCTGAAAACTTTATTCATTGTGAAAAGAAGAATTTAACGAATCGATGGGTAACGTTTAATTCAAGTACAAAGTTACATCGAGTGTTAACAGTATGTTATTTGTTATCAAAAGACTATCATCGAAATGGATTGATTACTTTTGATATGAATACTCCAATACTTGTAAAGTATGATCAATATCGAAACATTACTAAGTTTCCTTCATATGACATAAAAAGTGCTATTGCAAAAGGTTTTGTTACATTTAAAGCCAAAGATTTTAATAAGATTAAAGTACGTAAGATTGATTACAGTGATCTTAGAGTTTCTCATAATTATAATACACATTTAATTCCAGTGTATGAGAAAGTTGCAGTTGAAATTATCACTGGAACTTCGTTCTTTGAGAAAACTCCAGTTTTCAGTGAGAAAGAAATGCAATCGATTTGTGCAAAGAATTTTCCAATCTTTATCAATGGAGTTGGAATGGCTAAAGAAACTAAAAACTTCTTTGGTGTAGATATCTTTGAAGATATTGTTGATCATAGTTATGATGACATTGAAGATCATTTTGAAAGACTTGCAGCAGCAATTGATCGTAACCAACATTTACTAGACGGCTCGACAAATATCAGAGAATTATGGTATGATAACAAGAAGAGATTTGATGATAACTGTGAAAAAATGGATCTAATGCTTCATGCAGGAGAATACCAACAAACTTTTAATCATGAGAGAATTAAAAGAGGTTTATCACATTTTAACGTCTCCTTTGTAAAAAAATAAAAACATATATAATGTTTGATATGGACATGGAAATTATATGGAACTTAAATTGGATCATTACGAAAAAGATTTGTTAATTGATTGTATTCAACATCGTCTTGATACAGATAAAATTCTAGTGATTAATGACTCTCTCAAAAATGAAATTGAAGATTTATTAGTTAAAATTGAAGAAGAATGTGTTTGATTAAACATTCTAAATAAACCAGAAACCATTGCATGATTTGATTTGTAGTGGTAGAATGATAACGTCGCAATTCTAATTTTATGTCTAAAGGATTTACAATTAAAGCTACAGCACCAACGCCAAAAAAGAGTGAGGATGATTTCGATATTGAAGCCGCGAAGGAAATGATTCGTGGTAAATCAATTATCTTCTGTCTTCCTGGTCGTGGTTGTTCTTATATCTTTTTGAAAGCATTTGTACAACTTTGTTTTGATCTAGTCCAGAATGGTGCATCCATTCAAATTTCTCAGGACTATTCTTCCATGGTTAACTTTGCACGTTGCAAGGTTCTTGGTGCAAACGTTCTGCGTGGACCAAAACAGATTCCCTGGGATGGTAAACTGAAGTATGATTACCAACTCTGGATCGATAACGATATTGTGTTTGATACTGAGAAGTTCTATCGTCTCGTTGCAATGGATCGTGACATTGCGGCTGGTTGGTATATGACCGAAGATGGTCAAACGACTTCTGTTGCTCATTGGCTTGAAGAAGATGACTTTAAGAACAATGGTGGAGTCATGAACCATGAGACCGGAGAGACCATGAGTAAGCGCCGTAAACCCTTTACGGTGGACTATACTGGGTTTGGATGGGTTCTTATCAAGCATGGTGTCTTCGAGTCTCTAGAGTACCCCTGGTTCGCGCCTAAGATGCAAGTATTCGACTCTGGGGAAGTTCAAGATATGTGTGGAGAAGACGTTTCGTTCTGTCTTGATGCAATCAAAGCGGGCTTTGAGATCTGGTGTGATCCGAAGATCCGTGTGGGTCACGAAAAGACTCGTATTATCTGATTTCTGGCGCGTTTGAATTGAATTTCGGCGCGCAAACTTAAACCAATTGTGAGGTATTAAAAAAATGGCAGTAAAAGCAAAAGGTGGATTGAATAAGAATATTGGTTATAATCCTGGAAAACCCAAACTAACTCTTCAAGGGAAAGGAAAGGGAACTAAGTACGCTGCAACTAGTCGTAATAAGGCCAGGAAACCTTATAGGGGTCAAGGTAAGTAGTCAAAAGGAAACGTCTAAATAATTTCAGATAGTAATTAAAAAGATGTCAGAAACAACTCCAAAAGTAGGTCCAACTGAAGCAGATGCTCCAGCACAAACACCAGAAACAGCAAATGTTTTTGATTATAATGTAGCTGCAAATGCAGGAACAGTTGCACCTTCCAAACCAAATCCTGCTTCTCCACTCGCTGCAGGATGATATGTCTGAAAAAGAAGCATATATTCGCAAATGGATTGGGGAAGTTTCCCAAAATCGACCCGAATTAGGGGGATTTGCAGTTTGCCCATATGCTCAAAATTCAAAAACTTTAATTGTAGAGACCAGTATTGATGACATTGTGCCTGAACCAGGGCATGATGTCATCATTTTTATTATTGAGGACTTCTGGAGACCTGATCAAGTCATGAAATGGGTCGCACACTACAATGAAAAGTTTCAATACTACAAATTTTTTGAAGATTTGTCCTCTAGAGACACGTTTATAAGCGGAATAAAGACAAATAACGAGAAATATAACCTAATTTTGTGCCAATCCAAGAGAAAATTGAGTGCAATTCGTAAAAAATTGATGGAAACGGAATATTATACCTATTGGACAGAAGATTACCTTAAAGAAATCCTTGGTGATGACTTCCAATACGTAGAAAAAAATACCGAAGAGGAGTAAAATTAACAATTTTTGACATTTCGGGATAGCAACCCCGTAAAAAGTTCTGATTTTTCAAATCAGGAGCTAAAATGTCAAACTTATCAGTAGATAGAGACTCAAACTACATGCATCAAATGTGGGGAACCACAAAATTGATCACAGATTACAATGCAAGTCCCCAAAAAAGGGTGATCCAAGAGGTCATGCATGACTCTGCACCCCATCATGATTTAAAAAAACAAACTGATCTTCATGAAAAGATTCGTAACGATGAAGACTACGATGATTGGGAGTATGGCACTGAACCAATCTATGGTAAAAAGTGGTAAAAAGGTCTTATACATATAATAAATACCCTTAGTTTGAGTAATGATTAGGATTTCTCGCAAATTTAAAGATATAAGTCTTTCTTTTGTTAGGAATCCGGTGACTAATGATATTCTTTCAATTAATGATGCTGATGCGATTAAAAAATCTGTCATTAATCTAGTTAAAACTAGAATCGGCGAGAGATTTTTTAACTCACTTTTGGGGTCTAGGGTTGAAGATTCTATGTTTGAGTTACAAACTCCAGAGATGGCTTACTCTCTGGAGTTAAATATAACAACTTTGTTGAAAAACTTTGAACCTAGAATTTCTTTATCATCTGTTTTGGTAACATATCCCGATGATTCTAATGACGTTAATGTGAGAATAGCTTATACCGTCATTGGTATTCCTACACCAACTCAAACTGTAGACTTCATACTACAACCAACTAGAGTCTAATGTCATTCAATCAATTTACAAATTTAGATTTCGGTGATCTTAGGACTCAGATCAAAGACTATTTGCGTGTAAACAGTCAATTTACCGATTTTGATTTTGAAGGTTCTAACTTTTCAGTTTTAATTGACCTATTAGCATACAATAGTTACATAACTGCCTACAACTCAAACATGGCAGTTAATGAAATGTTTCTAGATAGTGCGACTCTCAGAGAAAATGTAGTCTCTCTTGCCAGAAATATAGGATATTTACCAAGATCAAAAAGAGCTTCAAGAGCTTTAATAAATTTTAGCGTTGATATGAGTCAAACAAACGCTAAAAGTGTTAAGTTACTTGCAGGTCAGGTATCTCTTGGTGCTGTAACGAATGGAAATTATATTTTTTCAATACCGGAAGACATTGTTACTCCCGTAAGTACAGATGGAGTTGCGTTATTTGATAATCTTCAAATTTATGAAGGCATATATCTAACTAGTACGTTTATAGTAGATGAATCTCAACCCAATCAAAGATTTATTCTACCAAATATTGGCGTAGATACAACTACAATTAGAGTCAAAGTTACTAATCAAGTAACTGAAACATATAATCAGTATGATACCCTATTGAATATTGGAAAAGATTCCAGAATTTTCTTAATTCAAGAGGTTGGTGATTCTAGGTATGAAATTAGATTTGGGGATGATATCATAGGAAAGAAACCATCCAATGGTAGTAGGATAGAAATTAGTTATATCGTTACAAATGGATCTTTGGGAAATGGGGCCGCAAACTTTACATTCTCTGGTAGATTAAAGGATAATGATCTACTTGACATCACCACAGGAATTTCATTAGTTCTAACACAATCAAAATCTGAAAATGGCGATGATATAGAACCAGTAGATTCTATCAAGTATTTTGCTCCTAAAGTCTATGCATCTCAGTACAGAGCAGTAACTGCAAATGATTATAAGTCTCTTATTCCATACATTTACCCAAACGTAGAGTCTGTAAACTCCTATGGTGGCGACGAGTTGGATCCACCAGAGTATGGAAAAGTTTTTATATCAATCAAACCCAGAAACGGAACATTTCTATCTCAAATTACCAAACAAAATATTTTAAATACGATTAAGAAATATTCAATTGCAGGAATTAAACCAGAAATAGTTGACCTATCTTATTTGTTTGTAGAATTAGATGTCTCAGTTTACTATAATCTTAATAGACTGAGTAATCCCGAAATAGTCAAAACGAAAGTAATTGATACTTTAACCGCATATTCCAATTCTAAAGACGTTAATAGTTTTGGAGGTAGATTTAAATATAGTAAAGTTGTTGGACTAATAGATGATTGTGACAAGTCTATTACATCCAACATAACAAAAGTTAAGATGAGGAGAGATTTAAATCCTGAATTAAATACGTTTGCAACTTATGAACTGTGTTTTGGAAATCAAATACATATTAAAACTGGAGGATATTCAGTAAAATCTACAGGATTTTTTATTAACGGTGTTTCCGATGTCATCTATATGGCAGATGCTGCATCATCCACAGACAAAAATAGTGGAGTTATATTTTTCTTCAAATTAGAAAATAACCTTCCAGTAATCGTAAAAAACAATGCAGGTACAATTAACTATATAAGGGGAGAAATTCTTCTAGACGTTGTTAATATAACCTCATCTGTATTGGCAAATGGATTCGTAGAAGTCCAGGCCATTCCAGAATCTAATGATATCATAGGACTTCAAGACTTATATTTGCAATTAGATGTTCAAAAATCTATGGTAAATATTATAGAAGATGTTGTAAGTTCTGGTGAAAATTCTTCTGCAACTCAATATGTAGTTACATCAAGTTATTTAAACGGTAAGTATACAAGATAAAATGTCAGAAATTAAAAGAGTAAAAATCAGCTCGATCATTGGTACTCAAATTCCAGAGTTCTTGTCTATAGAATCTCCATTATTTTTGGATTTTCTTAGACAATATTACCATTCGTTAGAATATCAATCAGGATCAATTGATATTCTAACGAATATAGTAAAATATAAAAATTCTAAGACATTTAATAATGTAGAATTAACTGAACAAACTACGTTAACTTCTGACGCTTTATCTTTTGATGATGTTATAAATGTTGAATCTACCAGAGGTTGGCCAGATTCTTATGGATTGTTGAAGATTAATGATGAAATTATTACTTACTTGTCTAAAACTGAAACCTCTTTTCAAAATTGCATTAGAGGATTTAGTGGAATTGAAAACCTTGAGTCTTTAGATAATCCAGAATTTTTAGTTTTCACCTCAACTAAGGCAGCTGAACACTCTGATAATAGTGTAGTTCAAAACTTGAGTAATTTATTTTTAATTAAATTTTTTGAAAACTTTAAGTATGAGTTTTTACCTGGTTTTGAGTCCAGAGATTTTTATAAAGACATTTCCATTGAGAATGTATCTTACAAAATCAAAGATTTATATAAATCTAAGGGAACAGATTTATCATATAAACTTCTGTTCAAAATTTTGTATGGAGCAGATATTGAAATTATAAAACCACAAGATTATACTCTCTCTCCATCTTCAAATTCTTATTTCATAACAAAAAATATACTAGTAGAAAAAATTTCTGGTGGAAATCCAGTAGATATTAAGGGTAACTTTTTATTCCAAAACATAACTGGTATTGGTACTGTAAGTGCTTCAATTTTCAACGTTGAGTATCGACCAGTAGGAGAGAAAGAATTTTATGAAATTTCTTTGGATAGTACGTCATTTAGTGGTAATTTTCAAGTTTCTGGTAAAACTAGAATATTAGAAGATGTACAAGTAAACAACAGTACTATTTTAGTAGATTCAACTGTAGGATTTGCTAATTCCGGAACTATCCTAGTAAAACCAAAAAATTCCGATTTTATTAGAGTAAGTTATACAGGAAAGAATGTTAATCAATTTACTGGAGTTACAAACGTAACTCAATTTTTAGATTTTGGACTCGATTTGATCGAAGAAAAATTTGCTTTTAGTTATGTTGGAGTAGGAAATACTTCTAAGGTAGAGTTCAGAGTAGTTAATGTAATTGATAATATTGATTTTTCAAAAACTTCAAATTTAAGAGTTGGTGATAATATATCTTTATCTGGATTTGGTAAGGATTTATATGATACGTATGAGTTTAACAGCTGGATTTACAATATTCCAACCAATCATACTATAAGAAGTATATCACAAATTGATGCTACAAAATATAGAATTAATTTGTTTGATAAAATTTATTTTTATCAAAATGAAGTTATTTCACTTCTAGATAATCTAGGAGGTATAATAGACGCTCAGATTATATCTGTTGAATATTCAACTTCAGATTCAATCAAAAAATATAGTAATAGAATACTGATTCAAGTCATAAATCCAGGAACATATAGTGTTTTAACTTCAAAAGTTGTAAGAAAGAAAATTTATAAGTCAAATCATTATAGTAATTATTTTCCAAATCTAGAAAATATTCCTGCAGGAATTCAAAATACATATATTGATTCTGAAGAAAAATATTTCTACGTTACTTCATCTGGATTACCCAACTACACAATATTTTCCACAGATAATAAAAAGACCATATCAACTACAGTAGGAACCTCTACTACGGATACATTTAATGTTTTTAATCATAGTTTGTTTAGTGGTGAATTAGTTTATTACTTACCCGAAACATCCTCTGGAATATTGACAGGACTTTATTATGTCACAAAGATTGATGATAATAGATTAAAATTATCTTATAGTAAGTCCGATATTTTTTCAAAAAAATATATTCAATCTACTTCTGCGATTGATAACGATTCCTTATATAAATTTGGATATCAAAATAAAACTCTAAAACACCAAAAACTTTTAAAAAAATTCTATGTTGACAGTAGTAAACCAAGAGAGACTTTTGATGATTTAAATGAAAGAACTACTTTCAACCGAGAAGTTGGATTATTAGTAAACGGAGTTGAATTATTATCACCTAACTTATTCGATGAAAACATTTACTATGGTAATATCACTTCAATCAATGTCACTAATTCTGGACAAGATTATGATGTTATAGACGTTCCTCCATTAGAAGTGAAAGATGAGACTGGAACGGGATTAAAAGCGCACCTAAACCTTTCTGGAACTGTTAGAGAAGTTAAAATATTAAATGCTGGATATGGATATCAAGAAAAGCCAAAAATCACAATAACTGGTGGAAATGGTATAGGTTGCATACTGGACTCTAATTTTGTTAAAACTAGAGTTTCTGCAGGATTTAAAGCAGATATAAATGTAAGTACAGCAAACAATACTATACAATTTTTAAACACTATCCCCTTTGAGGATGGTGAAGAAATTGTTTATGATTCGAACAAAAATAGTAATATACCAGGAATTGTAGATAACTCAACATATTTTGTAGGCATTCTTACAGATAATAAAATTAAACTTTTTAATACTAAAACAAATGCACTTCAAAAAGTAAATGAAATTGATATTGTTGGAGTTTCTTCTGGATTCCACTTTATAACAACATTAAAAAATAAAAATACTTTTACTAAAATTTATGTTAAAGAACCTGGACAGGGATATTCAAATAGAAAAGTAAGAGTTCCATCGGTACTTTCTGGAGATAATAGGACTTCCGGAATCAGTACTTTTGATTCATATATCTTTGCAAAAAGTCACGGATTTAAAGATTTTGATCTTGTAAAGTATTCATATCAAGGTTCTGCAATAAGTGGATTATCAACTTCAATACATTATTATGTCAAAGTTATTGATGTTAATAAGTTTAGACTATATGAAGCTGGAATTGGCACAACTTTAAATGACGAAAATTATATAAAAAATAAATTTATAAAATTTAATTCATTGGGGGTTGGTACTCATATTATTGGATATCCTCCCATTGAAATACGTGTAGAATCGAAACTAGCTATAGGATCTACAACTATAATAAATCCAGAACTTAAACCAATTGTACTGGGATCAATTGAAGATGTTTATCTCGAAGATGGTGGAATTGGTTTTGGGTGTACAAATATTATTAACTATCACAGAAGACCAAATGTTGGAATTGCAAGTATAACTGCAGAAGCAATTTTAAAGCCAATTATTATTGACGGATCAATTGTTGACGTTCAAATTATTAACAGAGGAAGAGGATTTAGAGAAAATTCTGAAATTATAATTTATGGTGATGGAAACTATGCACAAATAGAACCCATCGTTCAAGATGGGAGATTATCTAATGTTAATATTGTTTTTGGAGGTATAGGATATAACTCCTCAAATACTATACTCATATTAAAGAATAGAGGTCAAGATGCTAAGTTCTTACCTAACGTAAAAGAATGGAAAATAAATCAAGTTGTAAAAAGTAAAAATGCAATTTCTGAAGAAGATGATGGGGTACTTTATCCAAGTAAAAACCCAAATTCGGAATTACAATTTTTCAATTTCTATGTACCTAAAAAGTTAAGATATCAATTATCCGATAATTTCACTGATGATAATAAAGAAAATAGTGGAATATTAAACCACTCACCAATTTTAGGTTATGCATATGACGGCAATCCAATCTATGGTGCCTATTCATATGATAAAACTAGTGGTGGATTCATAAGAAGAATGAATTCTAGCTATGTTTTAAATTTGAATCTAACTCCAGGAATAAGACCTCCATCTTTTGAAAGTGGATTTTTTATTGATGATTATGAATATGACGGATCTGGAGATCTTGATCAGCATAATGGTCGATTCTGCATCACTCCAGAATATCCCAATGGAACTTATGCATATTTTTGCACCATAGACGTTAATGCTTCTAATGAACCCATTCCAACATATCCATATATCGTAGGCCCATATTTTTATAATAAACCATTAACTGAAAATTTCTTGCCATTATATAATCAGGATCTTGATGTTTTTACTAAAAATTTAACTAGAAATGTTGGACCATATTATTTAAATAGATCCAATTCATATTATGATTTAATTGATAAAGTATCAGATGAATACAAACAAGAGTTCTATGTAACTTCAATAAATTCTGGTAAAATAGAAGATGTTTCTATATTCTCTCCTGGCGACAATTATAAGATAAATGACCAAGTAGATGTAGATATAACAGATACTGAGGGAATACAATCAAATATAGTTGTAAGTGAACTGGATGGCAGGGAAATAGAGTCTTTCAGTTTATTTGAAGATTTAATACCAAATGTAGAATTCTTTGTAAGAAATCCAAACACTATTGTAAAGACAAGTTCTCCACATGGAATTAAAAATGGCCAACCAATTGTAATAAGTGGTATATCAACAATTACAGCATCAAAATTTGAGGGAATAAAATATGTCGAAGTTGCAGAAAAAACTTCTCAATTATTAGATAATATTGCTACTCAGGGGGTAACTGGACTATCTACATTCATAACTCTAAAAGACATTACTGGATTTAAAGTTAATGATTTTATTGGTATAGGAACAGAAGTATTATTAATCACTGACATTGATTCCAAACGATCTGGATTTTATGTAAATAGGCTCCAAAACACCGGAGTTCATACTGCAGGAATAGATGATGCAGTTTTATTGTCAAGAGAATTTTCAATTCCAACAGAAGGTGTAAAGGATATAACTTTTGAAAACTATACAACATTCTTTGATCCTAAATTTGCTGTGGGTGTTGGTACAAGTGCAACAACTCGTATTGTTGTTGGGCTTGGTACTACATCGTTTGAAACTAGATCTATACCAGCAAGAAGTATATACTTACCATCACATAAGTTTTATACTGGCCAACCACTAATTTACAATTCTGGTTTTGCTGGTACATCACTCTATGTTAATAATGTAGGATCTGCAACATCTATCAAATTACTTGATAATCAGATAGTTTATGCTGTAAACTTAGGAAAGGACTACGTTGGACTATCTACGATTGGATTTACAAGTTCTACTGGAATTGGAACTAATTTAAATTCCTTAGAGTTTTGGGATCAAACTTTTGCTTATGGAGTTATTGGTGCTGCACATTCATTAACTACTTTAAATCCAAAAATTACTGGAACAGTAGAAAAAGTATTGGGAGTAGTAACTACTAAGACAAATCATAATTTAAATACTGATGATATTATTACTCTCAGATTAACTACAGATTATGATGAAGTTATAAAAGTAGTCTTTGATCCAGTAAATAGAAAAGTTTTAATGAGAGAAATTACTTTCTCAGATACTAACGTTTCAGTACAGGAAAGCTCTATCAATGTTTCTTCATATAGTGGTAATGTGGAAACTGGTGATAAAGTTGTTTATGTTGCCACTTCTCCCATTAGTGGACTAGACAATTATGGTGTTTACCATGTTCTTAAAACGGACTTCAATTCTATAAAATTATGTCAATATAGAAGTGATATTAATGAATCCAAGTTCATTAATTTTTCTTCAGATGGGGGAGTAGGTACTACTCATAAATTATATTTTGTTAATCCACAAATTTCATGTGTAAGAACCACAAAAATAGAATTTGATTTATCGGATACTAGTTTAATCAATCTTGATTTGCAATTCTATTTTGATTCTAATTTTATTCAAAAAATTAATGAGAGAACCGGATTTTTTGTAAGTAGACAAGGAGTTCCGGGAACTCCTGATGCCAAAGTTATTTTGGACCTTTCTGCACAATTTTTCCCAATTTATTATAATTTATTCCCTAAGGGCTCTTCAGATGAAAGTAAGAAACAAATATCGTCAGATGACGATGTAAAATCTCGTAATAAAATTTCAATAATAAATCATCAACTTAATAGTAAATTTAAAGTATCTGTTTCTTCAGATAAAACATTCTCTTTCTTTAATACCAAAAAGTTAACCTTTGTTGAAAGTAACATCATTATTCAAAGTGCTACTAAATTTTATTATAAAACTACTTCTACTAACGCATTAGGGCCTATATCTAAGTTAAAAATTAATTTCCCAGGTAGAGGATATAAAAAATTACCAAATATTAGAGGAATACAGAGTTCTTCTGGTCAAAATGCAGTATTAAAACTCATATCACCAAATGTTGGAAGGGTTGAGACTTTTAGTAGAGTTAAGGATGGATTTGATTATCCAACAGACCCAACACTGTCACCAGCTTTGAGCGTTCCCACTGTAATTGGAATAAAAGATATAAGAACTATAGATTACGTTGGAATTATTACTGGCGGTAAACGTTATAACAGTTCACCAAAACTAGTAGTAAAAAATGATACTAGTGGAATCGAACTTAATGCTAAAATATCTGGGGGCTCTGTAATTTCAGTAGATGTTATTAAAAATTCTACTTCATTATCATCACCATTAGATATTATTCCAATATACAATTCAAATGGTTATGAAATTGATGCAATTACGGTAGTTGGTAGTCTAGTAACACTTGAATTGGCCAATAATTCTACTTTTAATCCATTCATATCTTCTGGATTTGGAAGAACTGATTATGTATATCCTTTTAAAATCGGAGATGAAATTTTTATTGAAAATTGTAGATTAACTGAGGCTACATCAGATGATGCTAACTTCAATTCATCTTCATATAATTATTCTTTCTTTGATGTTGTCGGTGTAAACACTAACAATAATACTGTAACTTATACTATGTCCGGAATTTCCACGGGATCTCTTGGTACATATAACGATGAACTTAATCTAGGTATTGTCATTAATAGAAATGATATGCCTGAATTTAGTATGGTGTTAAAAGATGATGTCAGCTACATCTCAAATGAGAAGATATCCTCTGAAACATTTTTTGGTACAGTAATGGAAAATGGTTGGGATAATAACCTCAACCAAATGAGATTAAAAAATATTTCTGGAGAGATAAACATAGGAGATAAAATCTTCGGAGAAACATCTAAAATCAACGGTACAGTTGAATATTTTGACGTATTTAATCTATATGCTACCCTTGGAGTTTCTAGAGATAAAACATCTTCTATAGATCTTTCTTCTGGTATTTTGAATGATTCCCTACAAAAAATTTCTGATAACTTCTATTATCAAAAGTTTTCTTATTCAATCAAGGGAAATATTCCTTATAATGTTTGGAGGGAATCTGTAAGATCGATTGTGCATCCATCCGGATTTAAAGAATTTTCTGATTTAGAAATTCTCACAAAACCAACTTTAAATGAAGTTAATTTGGGAATTGCCAAATCTACTGGCATGAAACCAACTTTATTGGCCACAGATTCATTTACCTTTATTAATATTGATCAGACAGTACCATTAAATCTAAGATCAAATTTTGCTAGAGTTTATGAAGAAGAATTATTGCCTGATGGATCTATACAAAATGTATATCTTGATGAAGGAATTGACTTAACTTCTTATATAATTAACAAAACAAACAAAGTTATTGAAATTGATGACATTGGTAGTCAATTTGAAGGAAGTTCTTTACAGACCCTAGATGGTAGATTTGCAGATGCTTCTGATTTATTGGATGGTAATAGACAATTTATCCAAGAAGAAGTTGTAGGTTTCATCACTACAAAATATCCAGGTATTAGTACAAATGTTGGTTGGAGTAAAACTGTATTTTATGATAGTATTGGAAATGTTGTCGATGCAATTTCTCATGATGTTAAATATAAATCAAATAACAAATCCATTGAAGAGGGATTAGATTATTGGAGCGGACTTGGTACTAGTTATGTTTCAGGAATAACTACTGAAACTATTGACTCATTTAAATATATTATCGATTTATCAAAATATATTATCAATAATGTAGGAGTAAAGACCTCTTATCAAGTTTCTAATTCTATAGGAATATCTTCAGTTTTTTATAACAACATAACTGGCATAACGACTGTTGGAACAACAACTAGTCACGGATTATCTACGACTACTACTAATTATGTTGTCTTAAAAAATCTATCCTTCTCATACAATCCAGGCAGTGGAATAACTACTTCAATTTTCCCAAGTTTGAGTTTAACGGGTCCACTAACATCCGAAAAATTTGTTTATGTAGTAGAAGTTGTTGATTCATTAAGGTTCAGAATAAACGTCGGGCCATCAACTATATCTTACAATTATATTAGTGGTGGTACGGCTCAAAGAGCTTTCATATCCACATCCCAATATACCAATTCTGGAATTCTAGCAGATGTTGATTGTAGTCCAAGTTATAGTGAAAACTGTTGTGCTGATGTCTGGACTACAATTGGAAATTATGTGGGAATAATCACTACAATAATTGGAATTGGGACAACCGCAAGTCCTAATAATATAATATACCCATCTTTAGCAAAAGGTGGATCAGTAGTTGGATTAAGTACTTTTAAATTAAAAAATAAAGGGACTTCGTTGTTTAAACATGAGTTTTCTGGTAGTCAAGTCGATATTGTTAATGATAAATTTATAATTTCGAACCATAATTTCCAATCCGGTCAAGAGTTGATATATTCATACTCTGGCGGAAGTCCAGTTGGAATTGCAACTACCTCATATGTTTCTGGTGATGTTGATACGTTATTAAATGTTTATAATTTTAATGGAACGGCTATTTTTGAAAATGGTTACAACGTTGCAATTACAACTTCTATTTCCGGAACAGTTCCAACCGGTCCTACTGGAACTGTAAATTATACTCAGGTATTAGGAGTTAATACTACTGGATTTGGTACAAATGCTCTATTCAACGTATTAATCAATTATAATGGAGGAGGAGTTGCCATATCCACATCTATTATTCCAACTTATGGTGGATATGGATATAATCTTGGAGAACAAGTTTCTATTGCTGGAACTCATTTCGGTGGAACAAATCCAACTAATAACTTAACATTTAATATTTCCAAGACTGGTCCAACTGTAATACAAGCCCAAGCAAATACAAGTTACTCTTCAGTTCCTTCATCGGATGCAAGTGGAGCAACTTTTGATGTTTCTAGAGATTCTACCGGTGCAGTTACAGTTGTAAAAGTTCTAAATGGTGGATCTGGTTATACTACTAACTCTGTAATTTCTATAGCAGGAACTTATATTGGAGGAGTAAATTCTAGAGATGAGCTATCATTTAAACCATTAGAACTTGGTACTAAGAATTTACCAACATCAGTATTTGTTTATAAATTAAATGACAATGAATTTAAACTTTCTGGACTATCCACAAGTGTATTTTTTGATTTAACTGGTGTAGGCACAGCAACACATTCACTTTCATATAAGGAACCAAATGCGAGTGTAATTATTACCATAGATGGAATAATACAGAAAGCAGTGGCTAGAAAATCTCTAAATGTTTCTTTTGCATCCAGTGTTTCTTCTGCCTCAACAACAATAATAAGCATTTCTTCTGGAATTTCATCTTTGTCTGCCGGCGATATTATTAATATTGATAGTGAATATGTTTCTATTAAAACCATTGGGGTAACTTCTACAAATCAGATAGAAGTTGCACGAGGTTACTTTGGTACAGTCGCAACTGCACATACTGTTGGCGCTAGTGGAACAGTATTGGTTGGTGATTTTAATATTGTTGGAGATGTAATATACTTTGATCAGGCTCCAAATGGAAAAATTGGACCAGTAGGACTGGAAACTGGATCTATATTTGGTGGTAGAGCATTTAGTAGAAAGTTTGACCCATATATTCCACAAGATAGAAATATTCTATTTGATGATATATCATTATCATTCACGGGTATCGCAGCAACAGAGTTTACTTTACAATCTGGTGGACAAACTACCAGTACTATTTTCAATAATGTAAACAGTTCTACTAATATTAATAACAATCCAGTAGTATTAATTAACAATGTCTTCCAAAATCCAACAAGTGATTATACGGTTGATGGAGTTGGCACAAACGTAATTAAGTTCTTATCGGGAACTCCAAATTCTGGAAAAATATCAAAAGTTTCGATTTCAACTAGTTATGGATACGCTCCAAGAATTGGAGCAGCTGCTACTGTAACTGTTTCTGCTGCTGGAACTATTAGTAATGTCATTGTTATTGGATCTGGATCTGGATACAGGAATCCTCCTGTTGTTAGTATTGCATCCACTATCGGATTTGGCGCAAGTATTGTAGCTACAGTAAGTGCTGCAGGTACAATTTCTGGATTTACTATTGTTAACGCTGGATCTGGATATACCACTACTTCACGACCTGAAGTTGTAATTGGAATCCCAACAGGTTACAGTAACCTAGGTTTAGGTTATACTGGAGGAACATCTGGAGTCGGCCAAAAGGCAAAACTCACGGTTGAAGTGGGTATGGGATCTAGTATAATAACATATAAATTTGATGAACCTGGCATCGGATATAAGGTGGGTGATAAACTAACACCAATTGGAATAGTAACCAATCCAGCACTCAGTTTCCAACCTTTTGTATTAACTGTTGAGGAAGTAGAGACAGATAGTTTCTCCGGATTTTATCCCGGACAATTTGTACAATTTGATGATATTTCGGAATTCTTTAATGGATTTACTAAAAAATTCACATTATCAACCACATTAAATGGAGTAAAACAAGTTTTAGGATTACGAGTTCCTGATGGAACTGATTTGGACATCACTAATAATATTTTTATATACATAAATGATATTTTACAAGTTCCTAATGTAGCATACAAGTTCTCGGGAAGTAGAGTAATATTTACTGAACCACCGAAGGATGGATCTAAATGTGTTATTCTCTACTATAGAGGATCTTCGGCCGATGTTGAATTAATTGATCCACCTAAAACAATTAAACCTGGAGATACTATAACCATACAGGAAAATCCTACAGATTTATTTGATATTTCTCAATTCGATAGAGTTGTTAAAAAAATTACATCGGCTGATCAGTTTGAAACATTTAATTACTATTCCGTTGGTATTATTACAGATCCAACAAAGATCCGACCTCTTACTTGGAAGAAACAACTTAATGACACTGTTATCAGTGGTTCTTTATATTCCAAATCTAGACCAAATTTACAGAGTAGTGTTAAGCCCTCGGCAACTATTATTAAAAAGGTTGAACCTACCGATACGGTGATATATGTCGATAATGCATATCCATTATTCTCAGATTTAGATGCTCTTCCAGAAGATATAAGAGATGCACTAATATTAGAAAATAGATCCACTCAAGAATCTTTAGGTGAGTGTGTAGTTTCATCCGCGTCTACAATTTCATCAATTACTATTAGTAGTGGGGGAGTTGGATATGCAAATACACAGTCTCCAAAGGTAATTATTTCCGAGTCTTTAATTGCTAAAAAAGATCCAATTTTTAACTGGACGGGTGGAGTTGGACTATCAACCTCATATAGTCTGAAATCTATCAAATATACAAATAAATTTATTTCAGTTGGAAATAATTCAATATACTCCACAAGTTTTGATGGAATAAATTGGCAAGTTTCTACAGTTGGATTTGGTCCGTCTTCTAATTTCAATTCACTTGAATCAGTTGGCATTGGAACAAGTAATTTCCTACTTTCTGTAGGAAATCTTGGACAAGTAATAAAGGCCACAGATTATGGAAATGTAATATCTTCATGGACCCAAATTCCATTACAGGAGGAATTATCAATTCCAGGTTTCGGTGCAGTCAGTAGAGTAAGTAGTGGTTATACCGGAACGTTTACTGAAATTGTATACTCCAGTGTTACTGATACTTGGGTTACAGTTGGTGCTGGCGGATCTATATTTGTGGGTACTGGAGTTGGCACTGATTCGTTTATTAGTAGGTATTCCGAAACACTATCTGATTTAAACAGTGTATCGTTTGGAGCTGAATATTTTGTTGCTGTTGGTAATGATGGAATAATCAGAACATCAAATGACGGAAGTATTTGGGAATTTGTAAGTTCCCCAGTTATTACTAATTTGAATAAGATTATCTATGTTGATGGAAACTATATTGCAGTTGGAGATTATGGAGTAATAATTAGGTCAATAAATCGAAGTTCTTATGAAATTATTACAAACAATCTTGGAATCGTAAACATATCAAGCATTTACTATAATTATGGTTTTTATGTAATTGTTACATCTTTAGGTGATCTATATTATTCCTTTGATCTAAGTAATTGGATTTATAGATCAACATCACAAGCCAACTTCATCAATGACTTAGTATTTGTTGATAACCTTGGTTCTGATGGAAGATATGTTGCTATAGGATCTGGAGCTACTGCAATATACGCCGAACCTGTTTATAACAGAGCTGAGGGTATTTCTAGTGTAACTGCTGGAGTTGTAACTTCTATACAAATTACTAATGGAGGATTTGGATATGATCTGAATAACCCTCCACCAGTAATAATAGAACCAGATAGTTATGACACTGAATTAATTAGATCATTTAAAGTTGTTGGAGATCATGGAACCATCATTGGCGTTACAACGTATATTACTGGTACGCCTGGAATTGGAACAACATCTCCAAAAATTTCCTTTACACTCAAATCTGAACAGTACGATAATAGTACTTTAGGAATCGGATATTCTTCTCTTAATATTTTTGGAGTTCTTAATACTCAATTATCTAAAGGAGATTATTTTGTTATTACCGATAGTAATGTTGAGACTGGTGGAGATTTGGTGGGAATTACAACACTTCTTGGTGGTATGAGTAACTATCCAAATTCTAAAATTGGTATAGCGAAATCTTTCATAGATGGAGTTTACATTGTAGAAGATATAACCACTCCTTCAGTTGGTATTGTTACCGTTACTTGCAATTTCGCTCCCATGGTTGATAATTATTTGAAAGTTTACACTAGAGGTTCTAATAACACTGGTGTTGGAACAAACAATTATTATGGTAGATATAGTTGGGCTAAGATTTTTGATTATCAAAATAGAGTTTTAGGTAATCCAAAAACTTTTGAAGTTTTTAATGATAATGGAATTTCTGGAATTTCATCTTCGCCAAAAATTATAAGAACCAGAAGTGTAATAAGTAAGTAAAATGTAACTAAATAAAAAAAAGTATGTTCTAAAATGCCCGCTATAATATCAGACCAGTTTAGAATTCTAAATGCAGATAACTTTGTAAAAAGTGTTTCTGGAGTAGGTGATACTTCAAACAAATACTATACTTTTATAGGACTTCCTAATAGTAATAATCCAGCTGCTGGTGGATCTGTAAATTGGGTCTCAAATACTCCATCTCCTTTAGATGGATTTAGGGAAGAATATCAAGTTAAGGAAAGTATTATATCTTTAAAACAAATTTCAAGTCAAGATGTTAGAAGACTTGTTAGAAAAGTTACTTGGGTTGCTGGTAATACTTATGAGATGTATAGGCATGATTATGATGTATTTAATGTTACTTCTGTTACATCTCAAACGAGTCTATATGAAGCAAATTATTATGTAATAAATGAAGACTTAAGAGTCTATGTGTGTTTACAAAATGGAACTGATCCGGAGAATCCAAAAGGGAGACCCTCTTTTGACCAACCAACTTTTATTGATTTGGAACCTAGAGCAGCTGGTGCTAGTGGAGATGGTTATATATGGAAATATTTGTATACCATTAAACCTTCTGAAATTGTCAAGTTTGACTCCATTGAATTTATTCCAGTTCCTGAAAATTGGGGAAGTACTGGAGAATCAATATCTACAAAAAATAATGCAATTGACGGTAAAATTGAAGTTATACTTATTAATAACAGGGGATCAAATTACCAACCGATTTCGACATCTTTCTCAAATGTTCCAATTTTGGGTGATGGTTCTGGAGGAAAAGCCACTATAACTATTGACTCTTTTGGTAAAGTATCTGAAGTTTTTGTTACTGATGGAGGAAAGGGATACACATATGGCTCAATTCAATTCTATCCAGGAGCTCCTGGTTCAGAAATTACTGGTCCTTTACGTCAATTAAGTAATACCGGAATAGGAACTACATCCGTAGCTTCTTTCAATGTTATCATTCCACCAAAGGGTGGTCATGGGTACGATGTTTATCGAGAATTGGGCGCATACAGAGTATTGTTATACTCTAGATATGAAACTCTAGAAAGTAACCCAGATATTATTTTGGGAAATGACTTCGCTAGAGTTGGAATTTTGAAAAATCCAACTATTGTTGGAAGTAGTAATCAACTGTTAGATGCATCTTTGGTTAGTGGACTAAATGCTTTAAAACTATCTGGAGTTACAACTAATACAACGTATGGTGTGGACTCTGTAATTAAACAGACTGTTGGATTGGGTTCTACTGCAATTGGATTTGTATCATCCTGGGATCCAATAACAGGAGTCTTGAAATATTATCAACCAACTGGTTTAGCTTCAAGTGAAACTGGATTTAAAATTATTGCATTTACATCTAATCCAGATGTTGGATATGGATTAACAATTAATTGTTCATCCATTATTGGTCCAACGTTATCAATTAATTCTAATTTTAGTGGCGTAAGTACCACAATAAATAATAGAATATATCAGTTGGGTCAGGAGTTTGTAGCGGGTATTTCTTCTGCTGAATATAATAAAAAATCGGGTGACATTATCTATTTGGATAATAGACAACCAATTCCCAGATCTGCTAACCAAAAAGAAGACATTAAAATTGTACTGGAGTTCTAATAGAAATGGCACAAAACACTAATTTAAATACATCTCCATATTTTGATGATTTTGATCCGACAAAAAATTATCAAAGAGTTTTATTTAAGCCAGGAACTCCAATTCAAGCTAGAGAATTAACAACACTTCAATCTATTCTGCAGAATCAGGTTGAAAAATTTGGTAAACATTTTTTTAAAGAAGGATCTGTAGTAATTCCCGGAAATATTGCATATGATTCTGAATACACTTGTGTTCAAATTGATCCCACTCACTTAAGTATCCCCGTAATAACTTATTTGCAATTTTTAATTGGAAAACAAATAAAGGGCGAGACGAGTGGAGTATTTGCTAAAATTGAAAATTATATCACTAGTGAAGAATCTGAAAATGATAGCTTTACTTTGTATATAAAGTACCAAAGTTCTAGTGAAACTGATTTTACTCGTAGTACTTTTGTTGATGGAGAAAATTTAATCGTTCTGGAAAATATTGATTATGGATTAGGTGTTATTAGACTAGAATCATCATTTGCAACTACAATTATATCCAATTCAACTGCAACAGGATCTGCAGCAAAAATAGAATCGGGTGTTTATTTTATAAGAGGATTTTTTGTAGACGTTTTTCCTCAAACAGTAATATTAGATCAATATTCAAATTTACCATCCTATAGAATTGGACTATCTATTTTTGAAGATATAGCTGTACCATCTCAAGAAAATTCTGATTTATTTGATAACGCTAGGGGATTTTCAAACTTTGCTGCTCCTGGAGCAGACAGACTACGAATTGTAACAACTTTAATAAAAAAATCTTTAAATGATTTTAATGATGAAAATTTTATTGAGTTGTTGAGAATTGAAAACGGAAATATTAAGAGAATTCTTAAAAAAGAAGATATTCCCTCTCTAATAACGGATGAGTTAGCAAGAAGAACAACCGATGAGTCTGGAGATTATTATGTAACTCCATTCAGAGTTATTCCAAAAGAATCATTAAATGACAAAATAGGAAATAATGGTGTTTATAATTTAGGTCAATTAACTAAACAAGGAAGTACCCCTTCAGACGACCTATTGACATTGCAAATTTCTCCAGGAAAAGCATATGTCAAAGGATACGAAGTAGAAACTCTTGTAACAGTAAATGCAGATCTGGAAAAACCCAGAACTACAACAACTGTTAACGACGTAACTGTTCCTTTTAGTTTAGGTAACCAAGTAGAAGTTACTAATGTTTATGGATCAGTTCCTGTTGGATTTGGTTCAACCAGTCAAGTAACATTATATTCAAAAAGAACTGCAACACCAGGTCTTCCTTCTGGAATTCCAGTAGGAGTAGCTAGGATTTATGATTTAAAATTAAAAAATACTGCATATGCCAATTCTTCTACTCCTTTTGAAGCATCGGTTTATGATGTACAAACTTATACATATTTGACATTAAATACTACCATAACCCTATCCAAACCATCGTTTGTTGAGGGTAAAAATAGTTCTGCATCTGGATATTTATCGTCATCTGTTACAAATAGCAATCAATTGGTACTATATCAAACTTCTGGAGATTTTATTGTAGGTGAACAATTAAAAATTGATGGTCAAGATATTTCCAGAACAATAGTTAGTGTTAGGGATTATGATCTGGGAGATATAAGACAACTAGTTGGATATGTTGGAACTACAACATCTTTTACTGCAGACACTGCAATATCTGTAGGAGTTCCTATTGCACCACAAGGAACTACTTTTACCATCTCTGCAGGCTCTGGGGGAATAAGTACTGTAACAACATCATCCTCAACTTTTGGGGTAGGGATTAACACTGGAGACATTTTTGTTTATACTAAGTCTGGGGAAATAGTACCTACTTACAATAGAGTTACTTCCGTAAGTGCTTCTGCAAAATCTATAACCATTGAAGCAACCACAAGTGTTTCTGGCATCAATAGTGGAGGATTACCCGCAAGCACAACAACTACGAGTGGATTGTTTAAAGGAGTTTCTACATTATTAAATAACAAACAATCATTTTTATTCGCCGAACTGCAAAATCAAAATGTTGCAAGCGTTGATGTTTCTGATGCTGAAATAGTTTATAGAAAGTCATATTCTGTAACCGTTGCATCTAATGGTTTGACAGCGACTTTAGAAAGTGATACTAATATCACTTTAGAGCCATTTGATGAGGAAGACTATTCTTTAGTGTTCTCTGATGGTACTGTTGAAACGTTAACTTCCAGTCAATTTACGATTACCTCAGGAAGAACTTTAACATTAGTTAATTTAAGTAAAAATGGTTCTGCAACATTAACGGTCACTTTAAGAAAAAGAAGATTAAAATCAAGGAAGAAAATTTTTAATAGATGTGCAGTTTTAGATATCAGGAATTCTAGTACTCGTTCATCTGGAATAGGTAGCACAACTCTCAATGATGGACTAACATATAGTCCATATTATGGCACAAGAGTGCAAGACTTCAGAATATCGTTAAATGTACCCGATGTAATCTTCGTTGCAGGCGTTTTTGAATCTTCTGATTCTAATGATGCTGAGTTACCAAGATTGGAAGTTGTCGATTTAAATGCAAATATTTTAAATGCAATTAAAGGTGAGATAATTTATGGACAATCGAGTAATGCAATAGCAAAGTTTGTTGCAACTAACGGAACAAATCAACTAGAATTTGTATACATTAATGAAAATGCATTTATTAAAGGAGAAAAAATCCTATTTGGAGAGTCAAATGTTAGTGCAAGAATAAGCGCTTTAATAGAAGGCGATAGAAATATAATGACTGATTTTCTTTTTGATAATGGTCAAACTTTGGAAATAGTTGACTATTCTTCTTTGAGAAGAAAGTCTGGCGTAACTTCACCAACAAAGAGGTTAAAAATAATATATGATTATTACTACATAGATCCTAATGATACGGGAGACTTTGTGACTGTGAGTTCATATGAACGTGAAAGATACTCACAAGACTTGCCAAGAATTTCTTATTATAGATCAAGCGACATTGTAGATTTAAGACCTAGAGTTAGTCCATATAATAGTACTTTAACTCCGTTTTCTCCGTTTGAATTTGATTCAAGAAAGTTTTTACCTGCAACAAATTCCAGTCCATATAATTTTGCTAAAGATAAGGACCTATTTTTATCATATTCTTACTATCTTGGTAGAATTGATAAATTGTATCTTAACCGATATGGAGAATTTTTTGTTACAAAAGGAGTAGCATCACAAACTCCAATTGTTCCAAATAATATTGAAAATGCTATGGAAGTAGCTACTATTTCCATGAGTCCATATGTTTATAACGTTAAGGATGTAATCGTTAAATTGTCCTCACATAAACGTTATAGGATGCAAGATATTGCAAAACTTGAAGATAGAATAAGAAATATTGAATACTATACTTCACTATCTCTCTTAGAGACTGATACTAAGAATCTATCTTTAAGAGATTCACAAACTCAGTTAGATAGATTTAAGTGTGGTTTTCTTGTAGATAATTTTAAATCAATACGTTCAGGATCCTTGGGCGATTCTCAACATAAGTGTAGTATTGATACCATAGAAGGACTACTTAGACCTCAACATTATACCACTTCAATAGATCTTCTTTTAGGTTCAGAATCTGTAACGGGAATATCTAATATTTCAAATCCAGATGCTGATTTAAGATTCGTAAAAGATTTGGGAAATCCAAATACAGTTAAAGTTGGCGATGTTGTTTGTTTAAAGTACAGTGATGAAGTATTTTTAAAGAATACTTTTGCAACTAGAGTTGAAAATGTCAACCCATTTAATGTTGTTAACTGGATTGGATCTATCGAATTAAATCCATCAACGGATACCTGGATTGAAACTAGAGGATCAAAAAGGACAATCGATCAAGAAGGAAATTATGAAGCTACATTGAGAGCTCTTGGTGCGGATAGTAATACTGGATTATCCCCAATTGATTGGGGTTCCTGGGAAACTACTTGGACTGGTAGACAAGAAATTGCCAGACAAAATGTGCATACTATATTCCAAGGAAGTACTTTCGTTGGATCTACAGGTAATTGGTGGAGAGAAGAACAAACTTTCAGGGATCAGTTTTTGACCTTTGCAAATGTTACCACTCTTACTACTTCGCAACAATCTAGACAAGGTATTCAATATAAAGTTGGCGAAAGAATAGATTCTGTCAACTTGGGAACTTCTGTTGTATCTACAGAAATTGTTCATGTAATGAGATCCAGAAATATTGAGTTCATAACAAAAAGATTAAAACCAAAAACAAAAGTTTATGCGTTTTTTGATAACGTTGATATGAACAAATATGTTGTTCCAAAACTTATTGAAGTTCAAATGGAAAGTGGCACTTTCACTGTTGGAGAAACAGTCGTTGGTACAGTAGGAACAACATCAATTAAATTTAGATTGGCAACTGCTAACCATAAGTACGGACCATACAATCAACCTGAACAAGTTTATACTGATAATCCATATTCACCTACACAACTAATACCCATATCCTATTCAACAACTTCAACTATATTGAATGTTGATACAGCTTCTTTAGAGTTACAATCTGCTTCTGGATTCTATGGACATATTATTACAAACATGCAACTGAGAGGCGAAACTTCTAAGGCAGTCGCAAAAGTAACGGATGTTAGATTGGTTAGTGATGTCTCTGGCACTGTGATTGGATCATTGTTTATCCCTGATTCAAGATTACAGTCTACTCCATCATTTGAAACCGGAACAAAGACTTTTACTCTTACAACCAGTTCCACAAATACACCAATTATTGGCGCTACAGATAGTATAGCTGATGTTAAATTTAGATCATCGGGAACTATAAACAATACTGAAGAGGTTACTTTAAGAACAAGGAATGCAAATGTTGAGAGAACTAGTAGAACTGAAGAAAGAACTTCAACTTCTCAAGAAACAACACTGACAGCAGGAACTACTTTTATAAACCGTACTGTAGTTCAAACCAGATGGGTTGACCCAATTGCACAGTCTTTTGAAGTCCCCGAAGAAACTGGAATTTTTATTACAAAATGTGATTTGTTCTTCAGAACTAAAGATACTAACAATTTACCAATTACTATGCAAATCAGAACTATGCAAACTGGTTTGCCTACAACAACAATTATTCCCTTTGGTGAAGTTGTTTTAGATCCAAGTCAGGTTAATGTATCAGAAGATGGTAGAACTCCAACAACATTTACTTTCCCATCTCCAGTTTATCTTGAGAGTGGAAATGATTATTGTGTAGTATTACTTTCAGTATCTAATGAATACACTGTATGGATTTCTAGAATGGGTGAGGAAGATGTAACAACATTGAATCTACCAGAGTCACAAAAAATAGTTGTATCACAACAACCTTTATTGGGATCTCTGTTTAAGTCTCAGAATGGCGCTACATGGGATCCTAGCCAATTGGAAGATCTAAAAATGACTCTTTATAGAGCTAAGTTTGTTACCGGATCTTCTACAGTTAGATTCTATAATCCAAAATTAGATATTGGTAACAATCAAATTGTAACTCTAAGACCTAATCCATTAGATTGTATTTCCAAATCAACTTTGATTGGACTAGGGAAGAGTCTGACTTCAACGGAGGTTACTGGATTAACCCCCGGAAGTCCAATACTACAAAATAATAATCAAACTTTTATATCCAATTTAAAGAGTATAGTTGGTTCTGTAGGAATTGGAAGCACATTAGTAGTAACTTCTGCGGGAACTGCATTTACATCTACATTTAAAACTTATTCTAATGTAGATTTAGTTTCCATGACTGGTTTTGGTTTTGGAGCCAAAGTAAACTTAAGTGTTCAAAATGGAGTTGCTATTGCAGCCACAGTTTCTATTGGAGGTACTGGATATGCTTATGGAGATTCATTAGAAGTTAATTATTCCCAAACAGATGGACTTGGTAATAATTTAATTCTTACAATTCCAAACAATGTGGGAATTATTTCTTCTTTCAATTCTCTATTAGTAGACAGAGTACAAGGAACTCTAAATCAAAATACTGTAGATAGTCTATACTATGTTGGTTCTTCCGGAACTTCACTTCTTTCTAATGCAACGGTAAATACCATAACCGATTTGACTGATGGATTACATTTCAAAGTAAGTCACAACAATCACGGAATGTATTCTTTGGCTGATAAAGTTGCACTTTCGGGAATGCAACCAGATCAAAAACCTGAAACATTAAAAGCTTTATATGATTCAACATCTACGAGTAATATTTCAGTAAGTTCTGTTGGAATATTTACAAGCTTTGAGAATGTTCCAGTATCTTCCGTAAATCCTGGATATATTTTAATTGATAATGAAGTTATCAAATACACTGGAGTAGTTACATCTACAAATAGTCTAATTGGAATAACTAGAAATATTGACGACACCATTTCTGGATCATACGATATTGAATTTCCTATCTTTAAATATGAATTGAATGGAGTATCTCTGAGAAGAATAAATAAAACTCATAATTTATCTGACACTAACTTAGTAACTTATCCAACTGATTTGGATTATTATTATGTTAAGGTTGGAATGAGTAGTAGAGGTATTGATAGAACACCAGGAAATGCTCTTGGATATCCTGCTTTATATTTTAACGATGATAAGTCTTGTGGGTCATATGATATTGTTCCATTACTTGGATCACCAAAAGGACCTAAAGCGACTCAGAACATACCATTTAATGTTATTAGACCAAATATTCAAACATTATTACCACAAAAAACATCTGTATCCGCAAAGGTAAGAACCTTCAGTGGATCTACTCCAGATAGTGATTTAACTCCATTTTTAGATCAAGGATTTGTTGATATATCTCTGAATTCCGATAATGAATTTAACTCTCCAAGAATTATTTCTTCTCAAGTTAACGAAGAAACATATCTATCGAGTTTCCCTGGTAAAAAATCATTCACTATGGAGTTGACATTATCAACTCAAAATGAAAAAGTTTCTCCAATGATTGATTTGGATAGAGTGAATTTAGTTACTATTGCAAATAGAATTAATTCTAAAGTTGTAGACTATTCCACTGATCCAAGAGTTAATTCTCTGAAAGATGATCCAACTGCAGCAACATATCTAAGTAACATTGTTATTTTGGATAAGGCTGCTGATAATTTGAAAGTGTTCTTTGATGCTTTCAGACATTCAACAAATGATATTAGAGTATGTTATAGAATCTTCAGATCTGATGCTCCTTCAGAACCTCAACTTTGGCAGTTGTTCCCAGGATATGATAACTTGGATGCAAATCTACAAGTCATTAATTCGGCTAAAAATAATGGAAGACCTGACAAAAATGTAACAAGTTCAACATCTGAAGATAATTTCAATTCTTATGAATTTACTGCTGCCAATTTACCACAGTTTAATGGATTCCAGATAAAGATCTTAATGTCGGGAACTAATTCAGCATTTGTTCCAAAAATTAGAGATTTTAGAGTTATTGCAACGATTTGAAAATTATGTTAGTACCTGTGGAAGGAAACATGGGGTTTTTTCGAGATGAGAACTCCAATGCTATTCTAAACTGTTCTGATTCCGAGTACAAAAAGTATTTGGAATTGAAAACAGAACGAATAAACGAAGTTGATAGATTAAATCAAATTGACAACAAGGTTAATGAAATAGATCAATTGAAGTCTGATGTAAGTGAAATGAAAGATATGATGAAATTGATTTTGTCCAAATTAGATTCTGGATCATAAATACTTAAAAACGGATTCCAATAATGGCGGCAAGGAATGTAAACTTAGTTCTTGAACAAGGGGTTGACTTTCAAGCCACCTTTACAATCAGGAATACTAATAACGCACCACTAAA